CATTAACACCCTGTGTAAAAAAAGAATAACCATAATACCCTGTATGAGTTACAGTAGCAGTTGCTAATTGACTTCCCCCTGCATCAACAGCATCATAAGCATACCAAGTAGCAGATATTGCAACTGTATCAAACGTACTTCCTGTTGACCCACCATAATCAGGGTCGTAATAATCTTTTGCTAAACTAGACAATTCAAACACTGTTCTGTTAGAAGTTGCATTTTTAATTATTGTATATCTTAACGCACCGTCAATCGTCAGTTCTAATTTAGCCGACAAATGCGAGCCAGTTGTTATTGTTAAATATTTTGGACTTCTTAAAAATATATGTGCCATAATTAATCTTTATTCATGTTTTCAGGAAAAAACCTTTCATCTTGTTCAATGTCAAAAACAAACGCTTCTACTACTTCATCAGGTATATATTTAAATGCCGCCTGAAATGGTTTAGTAAAAAAGAAGCTAGGTTTTATACCTCTGTTAAAAATATTTTTTGCAATCACATAACCCATTGAATCATATCCACCTTTAGCAAATCTTCCTGTTTTACCTTGTCTAAACCTAATGTTTCTTTTTTTAGCAAATACCGACATTCTTGCAGCAAATTGTTTAAACGTTCCTTTTCTACTACCACTGCCGAATTTATATGGAGAGTTTGGAGCCTGTTGTCCTGTTATCTTTGCATTTGGAGATACTTTACTTGGGTCTTTTCCTTTAACTCCTAAATCTTGAAATGCACCGTAATCTTCCATGCTAAATAACAAGTCAATACTATCTGAAAATTGATTAACCTTATAATCTATACTATCATATAGGTTTCTCGACTTCTTAGTTTTACCTGATTTACTTAGATTTGTTCTAGCTTGTTGTACAACATACTTTCCAAACTTATGTAATATTTTATTTACCTCATCTAACTGCATACATTTATATCATTTGCAATTAATAAACTAAACGTACAAGCTACTCCTGCTAACTGATTCTCAAACCTTTCATAAAAAAACTCACATGTCGCTGTTCCCTCTATTTGATATTTGTCTTGGTATAAAGTGCCTTTACTTATTAAACCTACTAACTTATTTGCTACTGCTAATTGTGTGTTTAATATATCTTGTTCATTATTATTACCTCTAAATATATCAGTTGTTTCATCTTTGCTTACATCTACTATATCCATGCACATTACAGTAAGATTAAAGTTTAAAACCTGTTCTTGTATTTCCACTGAATTTATTATTATATGACTCAACGGAAATATAGTTTGTTTTGATAAATCAATGTCTGTTATATCTCCTGTTGTTACAGTGTTTACATTTTCATCATTTAACAGATTAGTTTTTAAAATATCTGTAACTTGATAATAACCCCTTACTCCCTGATTGCTCATTTTTTCATTTTACTTTTTAATTGATTAGCTTCTAACTCTGCTTTGTCTTTCATATAACTCAACGCATATAAACATTCGTGTACATTTAGTTTAGTGATATTTTTAATTCTTGTAATATCTGATTTAGCGAGTGAGAAAAGCGATTGATACCACCCCCATTTTTTCCCAAAGACAGATGTTGAACTAAATTCTGATTCTCCTCCTGATTGTTCTCCAAATAATTCAGCATAATTTTCGACAAGTCCATTCCTAAATGATAAAAAAAAAGCATGGAACCTAAAACAGCGTCCATTGGCATATTCTTCATTTTATCGGATTCTTCACCTTTATATTCTTCAATTAGATATTTATTGGAATATCTTTGTATAATGGGTCTATATAAAACCCCCATAGCTTTATGTAAATTTTGTGTATCGCCTATATAAGTATCCAAATCAACATATTCACCAAAAGACATATCATCTAAATGCGGAATAAATCCATAAGTTATACCATTCATTTCAAACTCTTTAAGTAAATCAGGTTTCTGTTCAAACATACTAGCTAATATACTTGTGATATCTCCAATGCTAGTAGCCTTCATTTTCATAACCAAATCACCCCTAATACCGCAAAAGATTTCAACCATTTTAACAGCTAAAAACTTTTCATCTTCGTTATCCGCTTGGATTTTTAAATATTTCTGATATTGTCCTAAAGTTATTTCCCCTAAGGAATCAGGTACGATTACTTCTTTTCTCATACTTATATAACGTAAAAAATAAAAGTTTTAGAAACTAACGTATTGTGTATCTACCAAAATTAGGTCTGCTTAATATACTGTATGTTGCATATCTTACTGCATCTATAATATGGTTGTTCTTATCTTCTGGTATATTGGTAAGTTTACCTGTCTTATCTTCCCTCCATTTATAGTTTCTAAATTCTTGAATCGCATTATTGCTAGAACTAGTTATATTTATTTTATACCTTTTTAATAAGTCTATTCCAGCATTTACACTGTCTTTACCTTTTAAACTTGGTCTTATATTCCAACCCATTCTTCTTAATTCATCAATCAATCTTGGTTCTGCACTATCAAAATATATTTGTTGTTTAGTTATACCTGTTTCTCTAAACTTATTATGTATATCTAATGTTGTCATCATTGTTTGATATAAATGTTCTTTAATATATAGATTATGTTCTTTTTGATAAACGCTTACTAATGTGCTTGGGTCATTTGTATATCCTGCATCTGCACCATACGCTATAAACTTTGCATCATCTGGTATTTGACTACATTCATGATACTTAAATATTGTTGCTCTACTGATTCCCTTTAAACCCAAACCATATATTTGCCAATACTGGTCGTCTGTTTCTTTTAACATTTCAATTTCTTCCCTTATAGTTTCTTCTAAAAAGGGATTATCCATGTATGTTGTTATATAGAAATCAGAATCATCACGAGTTATAACTTTATCATATATCCAATGGTACTCATCACTTGGGTTATAATCTATTATTATTCTCCCATTCGTTCTAAATATTAATTGCTGCCAATCTTCAAAATATAATTCATTAGCTTCATTTATAAACAATATATCTCTTTTACGTCCTCTTACTTTTTGTGGTTGGTCTAAACTAATAAACTCAACCAAATTATTAAATAAACGATATTCTGAATTTGATTTATTATGCAGTTCTTCACTATATATTTTGTATTGTTTTAGGATAGTTAAAAAATCCCTCATCACTGAAGCCCTTAAACTAGGAAATGTTTTCCGACAAATAGTAACTGTTTTGTTTTTATTTTGCGTACAATAATGAAAGATTATCCATAACAATATATTATACGTTTTACCAGAACGAGTACCACCCTGTTCAATAATTATTTTCTTATCGCTTTTTAAAAGGTGTTTATATACCTTGTTAGTCTGTATCTTCGGTTTTGTCAATGATTTCAATTTGAAAAGCGTTTGGCACTCCCTCTGCCCCTGTTATTTCTTGTCTTTCTACATAACCTCTTTTCTTACCTTTAGTTTTTAAATAGAATATAGTTGCAGGCGTTGAATTTTCTGATATTTGTTTATGTAATTGACTTTCTGCAAAATCTAAAGCAACATTCTGTAAATCATCTACCTTTTTCCTAAAATCCTCATCATTATTATACCAATCATAATAAGTTGTTCTTCCAACCTCTGCTCTTTTACAAGCTGTTGTAACAACTCCTAATGATTTTTCTAACGCTTCTAATAATGCTTTTTTATGGTGTTCAGTTTTGTTCATTATAAATTTAATTTAATTGTAAATTCATTAGCTTTTCTCTTTACTTGGGAAATCATATTAGGGTATAATTTTATTAAATCTTTTATTGCTTTCTTTTCAATACCAATTGTTCTATAATCTTTACAACCACCACTTTTAATCCAATGGTCATTTTCCCAGTGTAAATATCTTATACCTAATATACCCCCTTTATCTTTTATATGTCTTAAACATATTTCATAATCTTCTTTTACAATAAAGTTTTCATCAAAATAATATTCTCCGTCATTTATAATACCCATTAACGAAGCTGTTACATAAGTTCTAGTGAGTATTGGTTTATATGGGTATGTACCTCTTGGGCTGCTTTCTGTTCTTGTTCCCCATATTTTATAGCCTAGTTGCTCTGTTAAGTCAAAATATTTCAAAAATTCTTCAACCCAAAACCCCTCATCTCTTATTTCAATTTTTTTAGTTTTTCTTTTATCCAAAAAATTATATCCAACATGTTTTGCATCATCATCTAACATTACAACCCATTTTTCATCAGTATTTTTTAATATCCAATTTCTTGTTGGCGTTATTCCTCTGACTTCTTTTGGTACACAAACTATATTTTTAACCAAACCTTTATATTGATGATATTCGCTTTCTGGTATAAAGAAAGTACACATGTTAGGCAATATCTTGTTTGTAGATGTTAAACCTGCTCTGCCTTTACTTGGTACTGCTATTAACATCTATTCTTTTTTTAAAATCATCAAACCATAAAACCCTTTCTAAACTTACTGAATCAAAAGCACTTCCTTTTTTATATCCACCTCTTCTGACCATTTTTAATTTTAACATTTCTTTTAATTGTTCCCATTCTACACTATTCGGCTCAGCCATTATCAAAACATATTCTTTCGGTGGCTCTAATTGTACAGATTGTGGTATTTCCAATTCTTCTTCTTCTTCCATAGAATCTATTTTATCAAATATCGGAACATCAACCCCCCAATCTTCTAACCTTTCCACTTCCCATGAATTCGCTAAACTATCCCAATCCCACTCACCAAAACCAACATTATCTTTTATTATAAATTCTTGTTTTTGTTTTTCTGTTAAATCATCTGCTTGTATTGCGTAAACTTCTTTTAACCCTGCCTGTACTGCTGCTTTGTACCTCATGTTGCCACCTAGAATAATATTGTTTTCATCTACAACTATTGGTCTCAACTTTAACATTTCAGGAAACTCTTGTATGCTCTTAACTAACTTTTCAAATTTATATCCTTTAATAACTCTAGGATTATTTTCATTAGGTTTTAACTTACTTACTTTTATTTTGTTAGCTTTCATATATTTATATAACGTTAATCTTTTTTATTTTCTTTCTCTATTTGTTTCTTGATTACCTCAACACTCATATACATTTGACTTACTATATTCTCTAATCTTTTTATTCTTTGTATTATTGTATATTTCTTTGGCTTCATTCTGTACCTGCTATTATGTGGTCTGTGGGGTGGTATTTATCACCCTCTATTTCTTTTTGTAGGTGTGCTAATGCTCTCCATGCTATTTTTGCACTGTGTCTTACTCCGTCTATATCGTGCATACCATTTTCCATTAGGTGTCGCATAAGTGCATCTAAATC